GGACCGATGCCGAACATTCCACCGCCACCACCGATGAATGGGTCCGATAGCCAATCAGTGAACCCACCGCCTCCGGGAGTCGCAACAGAACCGCCTTCAGGTCCGGGGAAACCGCCGCGTGTGCTGGACCACACATCGCGTGGCGCACCGCCTTGCGTGCCCCAATTGATGCCGGTGCCCGCATAATATGGCGTGACAGGCACGTTGCCCCATACGCTCTCTCCTGAGAACGGTGCCCACGGGCCAGCGTTGAAGTTGCCCGGCGCATTGAGATTGCGCGGAGCACCGCCACCACCGCCACCGCCAAAACTCACGCCACCGCCGCCAGTGCGCTGCACCTTGGCCAAGTACGCGTTGAACAATCGCTCTGCTTCGCGTGCCGCCGCCTGCGGGTCAGGCGCAGCCGCGAGTGTCGCGTTGCGATTAGCGACTTCAAGCTGCGTCTCAGGCGATACCGTCAGCGTCTTCGCCACCGTCGGCAACGCGGCAAGAAGGTCAGCCGCGCCCTTGGATTTCTGCGCCTCGGCTGTTAGCCCGAGCTGGCGCAGCCCCTTGGCACCCACGAACGGGCTGAGCGGGACGCCTGCACCGATGCCGAACTGCGCGGCGGTGTTCTGGAGCATTGCAATGGTTTCCGGGTCGAGTTCGCCCGCGAGTTCGCTGCCGATGTTCGACGATAACGCGCCGAGGTTTTGCTGAAGCATCGGGAATGCGCCGGCCACGTCCTGATAAATCGATGGCAAGCCGATAGGGCCTGGAATTAAGCCCCAAGGCCCCTGCCCGGTGCGCGGTGCTGACGTGTTCGGACCAAACGGCGGCGTGCCTCCGACAAATGGTCCCGGCGTGAAATCAAATGTTCCGGTGCGGCTTGAGGATGATCGTGGCATAGCTATGTGATACAACCGACGCCCAGCGAGCGGGGTGTTGCGGTGCCGAAGACTTCAATGCTGACGGGAATCTGGTCTTCGGGAATGTGAGACCTAATTTCTCGGTTTAATTCTCGCACCGCTTTCTGCTGAAATACTTCGGCACTTGCGTTGTCGCCCGAGTTCTCATCTCGTATCGCAAGAATCATCAGCTTAATCGCAACCCAATTATCGATGAGCATTTGGTCTTCGTCCGTTTCGACTGCAATGAACCGAAGTTTCACCAGCGCCTCAAGGCTCGTGAGGCCGTTGCAGTTTCCGCTTTGGCGCAATCCTCGAATCGTCGAGTGCATGAAAGACGGACTGCGCTCGCTGGGCGTGTAGTACGCGCAATCTTCCATCACGTCAGCCACTGGGTCATAGGCATAAAGTCTGACCGGACCCATTGTGGCGTCTTTTAACACCCTCGAAATGTGTCGCACGAGAAACGGCGTGCCAACGAACGGAATTGCCAAAGTCAAAACGACGCCTTCCTGCCAAGTGCCGTCATCACGTTTGGTCATTATGGTCTGTCCGTTCGCGTCGATGCCGTAAATCGTGATGGTTTTTCCCACGTCAGCTTGATAAGCGGGAAAAGCTCGAATGTATCGCTCCGCCCCACAACGCAACTGAGCTTGGACTGGAACGGTGCCGTCATTTTGGATGACGACATTACCGCAGCGCGATGCAGCGCACTGGTAGTCGGCACCATTCATTGGGAGGAAAGGCCACCAATAATCGCTGACGACCATTTGGCGTCCGCACAGATTCACGGCCAGCGGAGTTTCAACGTAGCGGGGCCAAGTTATGGTGTTACATCTCACGCACGCAGCGAACTTTTTCACGGTTCCCCAAAACCCACCACGTACCATGAGCCGTTGCACGGCCTCGTTCGTCCACGCCTTGAACGTGACTTTGTTTGAGCACACGCCCGCAACGTCTGATGCCTGCGTTTCTTTGAATTCACCCCAAGTCATATAGCACGATCCCACAGGCGCGTCGTGGGCTTGATGAAATAGACTCCGATTGCATTCGGCACACCGGGCGTGGCATCGTCGAATACGGCGAGCGTGCCAAGCGGCGCGGCGATGAGCGTTCCGACGCCGAGTGGCCACAAATCGGAGAAAGCGGTATCGCGTTGCCAGAACGGGCCGGTCGATTGCGAAACCGTACCCGCCTCGCCGCCATCGTATGTTTCGAGCTGCGTAAGCGTGCCGACGAAGATTCGTCGCTCGTAAGTCGGCACAACACCTCCATTCCAGTGGTTTTTTGTCCATGCCCCCACGACCAGATTCCACGTAAAGAATCCCACGATGACGCCAGTGCTCGCGTCAGTCTTCGCCCAGATGCGCCCGCGCTGCTCAACCGTCGGCTGATTCGGCCCCATGATTGCGAACGCGAACTCGTTCGGCAGAAATACTTCGATGCTCTCGGCGATGGCGTTTGCCAACTCTTGATTGTTTGCTGGGCAAAATCCAGGTGGGAACGGCGAAACTTCGGTGCGTAAAATGATGTCGTCGGTGGGCATCGCACAACCAATGCGCCTATTCTGCGCGATTAGCAATAGCGAAAAGCTATCGGTCAGAACAACTCAACATCAATCGTGGTCGCAATCGCCGTGAACGAGAGCGGCGTGACATTGAGCGTGATGACACCGTTGGTGACGAGGCGGAAGTGCAATCCGGCATTTGTGTTGCCATCAGTGACAATGGCGAAGATGCCGCGCAACATCTCGGCGCTCGTATCCAAATCGGTCGAGCGCGTGAGCACCCACGGCGTCCCGCCAGAACCAAGCGATGTCACGACGTAGCTGCCGTTGTTCTCACCAAACCCCTCGTTCTTGACTAACACTCGGTCAGCGACGGAGAGCGCGATTCCGTCAATAGCGGGCAAAGCACCAACAGCATTTGCCGTGAGCACGTTCAAGACGCGGGTATTGGCTGGCAGTGCAGCGGTGGTGGCAACCCGCCACGCGGTTTTCTTGCCGAACATCGTCCAGCCCACGACATCGGACGAAAAAACGAAGGTTCCTTGCGGCGCGTATCCGGCCCCGCCGAGACCAACCCACGAAACGACGTTGCCTTCGACGGGGTGTTGGTAGGTAACGGCGAGAATCCACGCACAGCCAGTCGGCGTGGCTTGGCCAGCGGTGTCGTGGTAAACCTTGCAGGCGGCGGGCGTGTCGAGGAGTGCGCCATTGAGTTGGAACGGCGCAAATCCGCTCGTGACGCGCCACTCGTAATTGACGTAATTCAGGTTCGGCTCGAACGCGGGAAAGGTGCCGTCCCAAACGGTGCCAGAGCCAGCGGTGCAACCGGAGAACGGCGCCAGGCTACCAAGCAAGGATGCGAGATTGACAATCCGAAGCTGCATCGCCTGATAATTCAGTGCGGATTTTCGGATGCGCGTCAGTCGCCAAGTCACGGGCACGAAGTCAACGAAGGTGCATGTGTTTCGCACATCCACAGTGATGGTCGCGCCGAAGCTCTGAAACTGTATGGGCGTCTTGTCGAAGGCGGCTTCGGCGGCGGCAAGTGTCGAAAACCCGCATCCGATGGTAACGCAGTCGCAATCAAACGGAAGTTCTTCGCGCGTGCTAGTGTTGTGAACGATACGGGCATTGCTATCCACGCCTTCCCCAATGCCTTGAGGATTGACGATCCATTCCAAGAACGGTGGATCGGGAAAGAGCGGCACCGACTGCTTTTGCACCGCACCACTGATGTATTGCACGGTGTAAGTGCCAAGGATCAACCCGTTCCATTGATTATCTGAAGTGCCATCGAAGGTGTTTACGCCACGATCACCGAAGCTCGTATTATCGGTGACGCCAAGATCGCACGGCACATCGGCGCTCACGGTGATTCGGAACACGCGCTTGCAAATAAGTCGCGTCTGCGTGGCGGGGTTGAGTGCGCCAGTGGCCTGCGCGACGAACGTGAACAGACCCGACACCATCGGCATACCGGAGATGACGCCATCAGCGGACAGGCTCAGTCCTCTAGGCAACGCACCGCCAACCACCGTCCACACGACTGGCGCGAGCGCACCGGACTGTTGCAAGGTCTGAGAATACTCGGTGCCAGAGAACGCCTCGGGCAATGTGCCGGGCGTTGAGATTGTGCAATTCTGGTTCTGGCGGGCGTTCTGCGCGTTGTAAGCCTGCGCTTCACATAGCGCCAAGTGTTCGGCGGCGGTATCGGCGATTTCTTGAGCAGCAGCGTTAAATTGCGCCTGAGTGAAGTTAGTCGGAAGATAACGCACCAGCTCGACGCCATCGCAGCAAACGAATCTCAGGGGATTACCGCCCGTTGGCGGCGTATAAGGAATCGCGCCGTCGGGAATAATCACATTATGGGGGTATGCGCCCGCATCGCACGAAAATCCTTGTGGGCAGTTTAAGATGAAACCCGTCTGCGCCGACAAAAATGTCAAACCCTGAGTGTAGAATGGAGGCGCTGGAACTGGACAGCATTCCACTGGCGGTTCACAAATCACTGACACTGGCAAGCTCACGACACATCCTCCTGCAAAGTGCAAAGTGGCTTCGCGAATTTCGGTTCCGGTACAATACTGGACATAAACCTCGAACCGAAATATTTCATATGCCCCTGAATCACAAACCGGAATTGAATGCGTTTTCCATCCGTCAGCGGTCGGTCGTTGATTTCATCGCAACTACCTTCAGGTTTTCCGAAGCCTATGGGGTCTCGAATCTGCGGCGGCACATTGTTGATTCTGCTGCATCCGGTGAGCGGATCAATTCCACATGATGCGAGTGCGGCACAGAGCGAGAACCGCGTCCATAAATTCCAACACGGATATTCGTCTGCTCGCCAATACACTGTCACGTCCACACGCCCTTTCACGTCGTAAAAGTAGCCTTCGCCATCTTCGAGCCGGTTCAATCCTAACCGATTTTGGTCAGCGTTACGGAAATCCAACGCAGCAGTCTCAATCGACCAAATGATCGGCGTCTGGTCATTGTCCTCGATGACATCGGTTTCGCTATTAAGAATTTCCCAAAACTCAATCTCCTGCGCGGCGTTCAGGACGAACGCGAAGCACCGCTCCACGTCGTTGAATCGGCCTTTGACGAATTGCAGAACGCTGATGCCAGTCCCCACGCTCTCCCACACTGTCGGCGCTTTGCCTCGAAGCGAGCTGATCAGATCAAAGTTGAGTGCGACCCAGCCGCGATGCAAGACACCGTGTTGGGTGAACACAGGAGATACAGTCATCAACAAACGATTGTCGAACACAACTGCGCTGGAATATTGGAGCAAAGCTGTATCGTCCTTTTTGAGCACATCGGAGACTTCGCGGCTCATGGGCAC